AAACTTCTCCAATTGGAACACCCATATCTAAAGCTTGTGCGAATATTGCGCCATTTGGTTGTGATTTTAAAAATTCTTTAGTCTTATTTCTGTTGCCTTGAGCAACACGCTGTGCGCCCTGTTCTCTAATTTGTTGTCCAGCCCTCATTTCAGGCATTATAAGTGGATCAAGAGCAGCACCAAATCGTTGCATTGGCGATAAGCCAGTTTGCTCGTTTGGCTTTCTCATGCGCTGAAAAAAACCTAACAAACCGCCTTGCTGTGGATCAGGGTTCATTGTCATTTTTTTCTCCTAAAACTGTGATGCTACTTGTAGATAATTAAACAACCCAGGATTAAAACTTGTGTTACTTCCAGAAGTGCCAGGAACACCTGCGCCTGTTATTGCACCTAACATTGTGTTTAATCCTTGGGCTGGAGCACCTGTATATTGCCCATATTGACCTCTTGCTGCATCTATTATTGCTTGTTGCATACCACGTTGTTGAGCACCTTGAGAAGCCATTCTATTTTGTATAGCAGTGCCATATCCAAAAGACTGTTGCCCTAGCCCACCAAGCTGCTGGGCAGCCCCTAAACGCATTTGCTGATCTGCCCTTTGACCACTAGCTACTCGCCCTGCTGCACCCATGCCTAATTGCTCTGCTTGAGAAGCCATATTACCTAATGCTGTTGCACTTGCCCTACGTTCTTGTGCTGCTGCTAAATCTGCTGCTGACAATGCTTGAGAACCTTGTAAATTTAAACCTGCGCCTTGCAAACCTGCTGCTTGGTTTAATTGTTGTGCAGTCATTCCTGTTTGCGCTCCGAACTGTCTTGCTACATTTTGTGCTGCAACGTTTCTAGCTTCTGCTGCTGTTTGCTGACCAACATCAAACTGACCTGCGCCTAACTGAGTTTGGAAGCCTTGCTGACGCATCCTTGCCGCTGCATCTGCCATTTGCTGCGTATAACCTTTCATGGCCTCTGCCTCTGCTATACCATGCCTAGAACCACCAAACGCATTTGCTGCTTGCGCTTGTGCAGCTAAATTTTGTTGTCCTAATTGTGCCTGAGTTCCTATATCACGTAAGGTTTGCTGTACTACCTGGCTTTCATAAGGATTTTGATAATTCTGCATTTGGCTTGCAGCAGTCATAGGTGTTGTTTGCTGCGCTGCACCATAGCTAGTTGCTGAAACTTGTTGTGGCGTATATCCTATTGCCCTCTCAAACCCACTTTGAGCAGTTGGATTTACCGCGTATGACGTATTGGCTGTAAGAGCACCTGTTGCGGCTGTAGGTGGCGCATATGCCATCCCTGCCGCCATTCTACCCATAGCAGTTGGAGAAGTCTGATATTGAGTTGCTGCACCAGTAGTACCTAATGCCCTACTTTGTGCTGTTGATGCTTGTTGAAAAGGATTAAAACCTCTTTGGGGTGAAGCTTGTTGAGTTTGAATACTTGGTTGAACTGAAGGCACTGGTTGTGACCGATTATTAGTTCTAGGATTAATAAAGGGTGCTACCGACGTTGCTTGTGCGTTTTGTGGGTTTGCTGAACCGCCCATTTTTATCTCCTATTTACCACGACCACCACCTTGCATTTCCAAGGCTACTGGTTGATTTTGAGGCGCTCTACTGCCCACTTCCCCTGTCATTGGATCTAGTCCAAAACTTTCAACATAGTCTGCATATCCTGGCGATTGGGCACGAGTTGTATCTATCGCCTCTTGCACCATTGGTTGTGCTGAATAACCTTGAATACCACCAGCATATTGGGTTGGTGGTGGCATATAACTACTTGTATCTGCCGTTGGCATACCAAATGCGTTTGCTGCCATGTCAGTATATTGATTAGACATTTGCTCTTGCGGTGACAAAGCTGCTACTACTGGTAATGGATCAGGTTGAAATGTAGCGGCAAGTGGTGCTAAATCTCTCCCCATTCCTAAACCTTGTTGTATACTTGTTTCTGCAAACTCTGGCATTATTACTTCTTGCCGTTGTGATCCACCCTTTGCCATTCTCAGACCTCCAATCCGTATTGGGCATTAATAAATTTCCAACCCAATGGTGCTAGTGCTTTTTTCCACCCTAACCTACCTGTTAATGTTCCACCAGTACAGCCATGAGAGATTGCCCAATTAGTAATATCTGTATTCATATCCATTAATTGATCCAATTCACCACCAGCTAAAAATAAATTTAATACTTTCTTTCTTGGGTATACCACAATTTCTGTGACAATGCACCCCCTTGGTGCAGCCCATAATTGCATACGGCTTTCAGCAATTCCTAAAACAATATCGTTAAATTCATGCGTTCCATTACAGTATTCTAATGCGTCCTCAATCCAAGGTTTGCAACGCTCTAAATCATCACTTAAAATAAAATCTTTCATACTCTTACCATGTACTCAACGCTATACGTTTCCAAATTGCTGTAGAACCATCATGTGTACCAACGCAAATATAAATATAGTTAGTATCCCACGCAACCATCCCAGCCACATCTCCAGCAGAACCGACATTAGACGCTGGTGTACTTTGTTTAGTTGCAACCTGTTTAAATGATCCACCAGAAGATACTACCACATATTTTTTTGTTCTATCCCACAACAAAACGCCATCTACAGCAGCACTGTCATAATCACGCCTATGAGTGAGAAAAGAACGTGTGCTTTGTAACCACGCACTAAATTTTTCAGCCCATACTTTGAAATCTGGCCCTACTGGTGGCGCTCCGTAAAAGCTCATCTTTTGCTGCCCTGCCTAGCATCTAAACGCATAATTCCAACACGCCAATCTGCTGCCTCTACACCTTCTACACGCATCCTGACTTGTCTTCCCTGGAAACGTACAGATGTTGGATTAGCTGTAGAAAATGGCCCTTTTTCCGTTTCGGCTGCATTTGGATAATTACGAACTTTAAATTTCAAATCTACATCACCTTGAGTTTTTTCATCTGGTATCAAGCTTGTGACTTTCATCAACCTATCGCCATTTGCAATTGCAATCGGCCCTGTTTCTGCAAATGGTGTTGCACTATCGTAATCAAAACCAACTTCATGTTCATAAACAACGCCATCCGATTTAATCATAAAAGGCAATCTAAACACACCGCGATCAATCCCAGATGTTCTATCAATATTTCCTGTAGTCCAAATATTTTCTACATAGTCATAAGCCACGTACTTATCACACTCTGAGCTATCTTGTGACTGATACACCCACCATATTTCATTCCACTGGCTATTTACCATAGCTTGCACTTTAGAAGATTGATCGTAGTTGATGTTGCTAAATACTAAATCAGCTACCTCACATGGTATTTCTTGCACTTGACCGCCAGAATAAATAAAGAAACCTCTGCGCCCCATCCAGATTACACCAGTATCAACTGACGCATATGCCCCTGCACCTATTAGTCCACAAGCAGTTCCAACCCTAGAAAATCCAAAAACAAAAGGTGGCCCTTGATAAGTCATACTATGAGCATCTTGATCAGTTAAAATTAAAGATTGGCCTCTAGTCCTAACACCTGCCAAAATTGTGCCATTTGTTTGTAGCTCAATATCACCTGCCTGGTTTGTAGAAGCAGCAGTCCATGTATTATAATCTTCTTGATCTGACCAGGCTACACGCCTACTAGACGCTTGTGAGGCACTATAATCAGCCGCTAAAGCCACAAGAAACCGTTCTTCTGTAACAAACGTTGCAGTGCAGCCTGTGGGCGCACCTGCAATCACTGTAGCGTCATTTGCAGTGTTTAAATCCCACTTATACAGTTTACCATCATCCGAACTACACGCGATAAGCTCCTCACCCCAATTGTCTAATGACCAAGTAGTAGCCCTCAAGATAGAACCTAAATCTGGACGCGCCACACCCCAACCGAACAATCCCCAACCACCAGAACCCCAACCAGTATTTACTGTTCCGTTAACTCTACCTGTAGTTAATCCACTTGGCGTAATATCTGCCGTAACACTACTTTCTAACATCCCAGTGAGTTTATTATGTGTTCCAAAAGCTGCGTATCTTTCTCCATCGTTGTCTACCCATGTATGTACGCCACGGACAACTCCACCTGCACTTACTGAAGTGTTATTAGATTGTGCTCGTGGCCTCCATCCACCTACAGGACGTAACGCATCTTCATGCCACCGTACAAGGTTTACATCTCGCCATCTGCCTAAAGACTGATATTCAGTTCCATTTGCATACTGACCCTTTGGGATATTTAGTGGTACTAAAGGCATTTAAATTCCTATGGTTTAGTAGGCCAATCTGCTTCTTCTAAGTAAGGCCAATTTGAATGAGATGTAATATCTCTTAAAGCTTGACGATAAGTTGTCATTTCTGCTGACATTGTAACGTCAGATAATGCGTAAAAATCTGTTTTAGCGATACGATCGTCACGCAAGTCTCTATTGTCTTGTGCTGCAAGATTGCTAACCACCGTTGCCTCTTCTGCCGTAAGAGAAGCCACGCTTTCAACCAATGTCCATACACCGTTCACAAGCGTAGGGGTTTCTGCGTGTG